CGAAGGATGCCGATAGTCTGGGCCGCTTTAACGAAATCAAAACTCATTTTGAATCCTTTCTGGTTTGCATAGATCGGGGAAAACCGCCCGACATCGGTCCAAATCAGAAACTACAGGCGCCGAGTGACAGGTCACTCGGAAGAAGCCCCCGTCAATCTGATCCAGGTAACTTCGGAAAATCTTTGATGGCGTCTGCCACGGGTTTGGCATCGACGGTTGAATCATTTCCAGCCGAAGGCTTAGGTGGCAATCCCACAGATTTGCTTGTGATGGTGAGCACCACGCCAGCCAAAGCAGCCACACCGCCTGCAATCGCTTGCGCGGTCTGATCATCGATATGGAGGTCATATCCAAACGCCTTTGCCATGCCGGCCAGCGCAACAACCAGTGCGGCGAGGACAGCCGAATTTTGAAGAGCGCCTGGATCCGCCAGCGCGGCTCCGCGACGGAAAAGCCCGAAAAGTGCTGTGATTTTTCCCATATCAATTACTCCCGAAAAGAGCGACTTCTTGCGAGGTGTTATCGTTTACTTGCACCGTAATAGTCGCCGATCCGATAACCGTGACAGGTTTGTCGGCGGCCGCATTAATCGTATCGGCAGCCGTCTCCATCTTGTCCGCGACCGGACCGAGTGCGTTGGTTATTGCCGTAGCGGTCTGATTGTGGAGATCCGTCACGGCCGTCTGGGCTGCGGTCAGTTGAGTGGTGACCAGATCGGAAACTTTCGATAGGTAATCTTGGGTCGACTGAGCGTTGGTTGCCTGGCCAGTCGAGTCCTTGAGTCCATACGCCTGATTGACAAGGTTATTAATCTCGGTCGCCAGAGCCTGAATCCGCGCTGGATCGGTAGTTTTTCCGAGCGCCGCATAGTCTGCATCGGCCTTGGATCGGAGATAGTCGGATTTATCCCCGTTGCTCATCACCGACATCTTGATGGTGTCGATGCTGGTGTTGAACATTCCCGGCAATGAGGTCAACATCCCCTGAATCTGGCCGATCATCGCTAGTTCGGATTGATACATGGCGGCCGTTGCGGTCGAGAGGCTTTTCACCGACGCCAGCGATCCGTCGAACGTCCCGGCCATCGTTTTGATCTCGGCACCGGCTGAGAATAGGCTTTGATAGGCCGTCTGGCTGGCGGTCGAGATCTGGGTCAGGGCGTCCTGGAGGGGGTTCGCCTTGAGGTATTGCGCGACTGTCGCCAGGCCTTGCAAATACGCCGAGGTATCGGCCAGCGATCCGGTAAACGACGCGGCAATCCTGCCCAGGTCTTTCGATACGGACGTAAAGGCCGGGACAATAGCGGCTGTGAGCATCTGCGCCGTCATCTTGTCGATCATGGCTTGTTGTGCCGTGTCACCTCGAGCGTACTGATCCGAGGGGGCGAGGTTGTAGACCTGTTTCCCGTCAACCGACACGTTGCCCTGATACATATTGCCGGCATGACCCTCGGGGTCCTGGTTCCATGCCATCCCGATCGACAGCGACTGCTGTGCGACGCCCAAGGTCGAGGTCAGTTGTGCGTAACTCGCCTGGATACCCTGGACCACCGTCTGAACCTGGGAATTCTGCTGTGAGTCCGGCATCACGGTATTGTTATTGCCGGACGACGTCAGGGTTCCGAGAGGGTTGTAACTCGCCTGATAGTTGCCGCCGGTTTTCGGGCCGCCATGACTGCCGAACATCGAGGCGATCGCCAAAACTGCGCCAATCACGGGGAGCGCGACCCCGACCATCTGACCGAGTCCGACGGCCACACCCTGACTTACCCCGATCGACCCGAGGACGTTCGCCGTACCGATTGCAAGAGGGGATGCTTCAAGCGCTGAAATCCCACCTGACAAGGAAAATGCATTCGAAAAACCCTGCGCTGCTGACCCTGATGCGGAAGATCCGCTCGCCCCAGTATTTCCGGTAAACATACTCGTGACGCCGCCGGCAAGGCCTTGAACGATCGGCTGAATGCTTGGGGTCAGGACCAGCTTATCGAAGGACTTGATGAAGAAATCGCGGATTTCCTGCGCGATGTTTTTCGAATGCGTGAAGATGTTGTCGAAGGCGTCCGTCATGATCGACTGGATCGAGTCAGCCGTCGCCTTGATCGACTTGAGATAGTCGACGTTCTGCTGGCTCACCAGCCAGGCGTTATACGAGGCGATCAGGTCCTTTTGTGCATCGGTCCCGTCGTTCGCCAGACCGATAATCTGTTGCCACTTGTCGATCTCGATTTGGAGCTGAGCTTGTGCGCGTTGCGTGTCGTCCTGAATCAGGTCGACATTGTTTCGCGCCGTCAGATCCTTGAGATCCTTGGTCGAATTGGTGACCGTGTCGATCTTGTCTTGGTTGTATTTCTTGATATCCTTGAGAGACTCCTCGTCGGCTTTTTTGACTGCTGCGGCGAAGTCCTCGGCCGCCTTGACGTTCGACTCCCAAGCATCCTTCTGAGCCGCGAGGGTCAGGATTAAAGCCTTTTGTGGTTGGGCCAGGTCCTTAAACCGGCCTTGTTCAGTCGCGTATTTGGCGGCCGCCAGGGTCGCCCCGTCGGTCTTGACCTTTCCCTCATCGATCGCGGCCGCGTTGGCTTTCAGAACCTCGATCGAGGTCTTGAGTTGGTCAATATATTGTTTAAACGGATCGGCGACCGCTTTAACCGCCCCACCGGTATCGACCAGAGCTTTCTTGTGCACCTCGACGGCCAGCATGGCTTTGACCTGGGCGTCCTGTTCGGCAGCGAGCGAATCACTCAGGGCCTGAGTCGCGGTCTTGCTCATGACAATAGAGTCAACCTGATCCCGATTGCTTTGCGTGTTCGCGGCCAGGGTCGCCTTAAGCGTGTCATATCGCGATTTCAAAACCCCGATCGGATCCGACGATTTCAGCATGGCCGCGCCGAGGCCATCCATAAACGTCGAGACCGCGACGATCTGGTCAGCCATTCCAGATATCGCCACCCAGACGATTTTTATCCCGCGCCAGAGGGCGTCGAATACGTTGATGACTGAGGCGACGGCAAACTCGGCTGCATAGGCCCAACCGCCGATCCGAATTTGCATATCCTTGGTCGCGTCGGCGACCTGTTGTTTCGTTTTGTCCGAGTTCGACCCAATCCCCAGAATGGCCTTCGCCGCTGCATCCAGGGCCGGGACGAGCGCCGTCGCGATCGTATTTTTAGTTGAGTCCATCCCCATCGTCAGTCGGACGAGGTCCTTTTCATAGGCATCTGCGGCCTCGGCCTGGGCTGTTGTCGTGACAGCGACCAGGTCGCCCGCGTCTGCCAGGTCGTGCAGCATCGGGCCGAGTTCCGCGCCAGCCTTGCCGAAAAGGTCCATCTCGACTTTGGTTTTCGCGGCTGAATTCTGAAATTCACCCAGATGCTGCGCGACAAGCTGCATCATCTGACCGGGATTATTCATGTTCGCCGCGAGATCCTTGCTTGAGATCCCCAGTGCATCGAAGGCCGATTTAGACTTTACTACCCCATTCTGAGCGTCGACCATGGCGCGGCCGAGCTTCTCGACCGAGGACCCGATCGTATCGAGACCTGTGCCGGTCAGTTTTCCGACCTGGCCAAGGGCCGAAAGCGTCTCGACTGACGAGTTGGTTTTCTCGGCAAGGTCCTGAAGTCGCGCCTGAGCCTCGATCGCATCTACCGTGAACTTCTTGACGATCTCACTGACACCTTCGATGGCAATGCCTACCCCGACGAAGGCAAAGGCCTTGTTGACCGTTTCAGCGATTTGATTAGCTTTTTCACCAAATTCGCCTATACGCGCCTTGGCCTCATCCATCGAACTCTTGAACTCGGCAATATTCCCCTGCAGGGAGATAACGAGTGAGCCTAATTGGCCTTCAGACATGATGGATCAACTCCAAAAACACCCGCCAGAATCAAGGCGGATTGAGTGTCAGGGTCTTCTTCCAGGATCGCCTCACGGCGCCCCTGATCGGGATTGGTAAACAACATGAAATCGGCAGGGCTGGCGGCCTTTCCATCCAGGCCGCCATTGACGTTCTGGACCGTGGCGGCAATCACCCCGGATCGAATATCAGCCCGGATATCGCCAAAAGGTTCAGTCTTGTAAAACTCAAGCCACTCGGACAGTTCCTCACTACTGATGCTCTCCAGCAGCTCGGCGACCGTCCGTCCCAGGGCTAGGGCTAGGCGGAAGTAGAATCGGCGCTCTGGGTGCTGCTTAAGCCGTTTCCCAATGCATCCGCCGATGAGGGGGTCAACCGGCTGAGTTTCTGAGCGACCATGAACACTTCATCAAGCGCACCCGAAAACTTATCCTGCAGTACTTCGATTTCAGCGTCGGAGAACATCCGCGAACCGTCTTCGTTAACCAGTGCGACGCTCAACAGCCGAGACTGGATCGCATCGATGTTCGGTTTCCCCTTGCCGTTGTTGATCGAGCCGATGAAAACATCGCGTTCCTTGCCGGTCATGCCGCGAACCCGTACGGTTCCACCCCACTCCGGAACATCGACATCCTGGGTGGGCAAGTCGTTGGCGGCCAAAATCTGTAATTTATTGAGAAGCATGAATATTCCCTCGCTGGAAAAGAGAAGCCGCCCGAAGGCGGCTTAGGGTTAGACGATGGTGATCGGGCCGCTGTTGACCAGGGTCACGGCATTGGTCACGGTTTTGTCGACCGAACCCGCCCAGGTGATCTTCTGGACAAAGGCGTTCCAGGTGATCGTGTGGGTGTTCGGCAGGGTCAGCTTGAAGGCCTTCGACGCGCCCGATACGCGGGCTGCCTGAAGTGCCAGTTGGCCAGCGTCGGCGTTGTCCTCGTCGACGTTGAAGGTGAACTGGCCGTTGTCGACCAAGCCGAGCATTTTTTCCTTGGCGGTGGAATATAGGTTGGTGATGTCGATCACGCTGGCCGCGCCGTCGAAACCGCTGAAGTCCTTGCAGTTGCCGATGGTGGTCCAGGTGGTCGGTGTGGCCGTACC